GGTTCGATCGAGCCGTCAGTCACAATGACCCAGTCACCAGCGGCGTAATGCTTCCCCATGCCCTTCCAGTTCGTGGTGACGTTCGCGCCGAGGAACGTGGTGAGATCGTGCTCAATGTTCGTGTACGTCGAGTTCCGCAGAGCATCTTCATCATCAGTCTCGTCTTCTGAGTACACACGAGCGCTGTCCTGCCCAGTGTCAGCTTCCCAACCGTACAGCGGTTCGAACCCATGAGCCTGAACGAACTTGTACAGCGAGCCGTACTGGTCGTCGATGAACTCGTCCCAGGTGGCTGACTGATCATCTTCGAGGCGCTTCGCTTCCCACTCTTCGAAGTCGACCGTGACCTCACGGTTCTTACCCTTGCTCACACCGAAGTACTGCGTAAGGTCCTTGAAGTCCTTGATTCGGTTCAGTGACACGTAGTCGCGTTCGACCTTGCTGTCACCACGAAGCGGCGACTCAGCAGTGACGATACACTCGAACTCAAACCCGACGTGTGCAGTCCCGCCCTGACGAGCTTCAGTCTTGCTGAACTCGGAGGCGTTCATCGCCTTCTCTGACAGGAACTGCTTGAACGAGATCATGATTTCCCAAGAAGCACGTTCGTATTTACAATGACCTCATCCTCATCGGCGAGCTCGTCGGCGTCGATGATCAGATCATCAGGTTCGATCTTGAACTCAGACCGAGCGCCATCGTATCCGTGATCCTTGCGAGACAGCGAGATCCACGAGTTCGGACGAAGCTTGTTCTCGGTGTGATTGAATCGGTACAGCGTGAAGCTCTCACTAGCCTTGTGCTCGGCTGAATGAAGAACAGCATCGACTGTGGCTCGCGAGAACAACTTCACCTTCCCCTTGTCCATCGATCCGCCGGCACCGATCCACTCGTCAGTCTCTTCGAGCTCGTCATCATCGAGCTCGTGATACGTTGCCATGAGCTTCTTGAGCTCTGGGTTCTTGCTCTCATCCTTGCCTTGCGGCAGGCGCTCGTAGTCCAAGTACAGCAGCTTACCCCAGCACATGATGAAGAACTGCTGAAGTGGCGTGTACGATTGAACACGCCCTTCTTGAATGAACTGCTTGAATGTGATCACGGAAGCTGCTCAGGTGGGAACGGCGGTTCGCCTGGGTACGGCTTCGCTTCGTAGTAGTTCGGGTCAGTTGGTGGCACTGTCGTATCGAACTGTTGAACAGCGAGCACCTCGCCGAACGAGCGCTCGCCGAACTCATCAACTTCGTTTACGGTCATCGAGCTCAGATCGGAGATTCGAATCATGACCTTCCGAACCAGATCGTCCTTCACACCCATCGGGATGCTCAGGTAGATCGGCACTTCGAACGAGAGTGTCCACACGATGATTCGACGATCGGTCGATGCTGGGTAGTTCTCTTCGTTGCTGATGTCAGTGAGCTCGACCTTCGTGAGCTTCGTCCAGTCGAACGGACCATCCGATTTCTGAATCTGCAGGTCCGGATTGAACAGCACAAGGATCTGCTCGAGGAGCTGATCACGTTGATTCGAGTTCGAGCAGTAGATGCTGAGCTCGATCGTTGCGTTGTACGGGATTGGCATCGAACGCTTCACGACAGTGAGGTCATTCGGGAACACACCGCCAACTGGCAGCGTGACGCGCTGGTCGACGTACGCTTGAACCTTCCGGCGCTCTGGCGCGACGGCCAGCGAAGTCAGGTGGACTGCCATCGTCGGCAACGAGAACGTTCTGTTCTGCGTGTTCCCCGACATGATCGCAGCGACGACTCGATCCTTGTGACCGATCACGACTGGCACCGAGATCATCTCAGTCTCATTGCACTCGCCCTTGCCGGTCTGAATCTGCAAACCGTAGAAGATCGAGACGAACTGAAGCAGGTACGCTCTGATCTGATTGTCGAAGAAGTAGTTCTGAATCATGAGACGCGCTTCGAGGTGAGGGACATCGTGTCAGTCCGGTTGAAGATCTCAAGTTGAGATGGGCGGTGTGCTGAGCGGGCTGTGCGGCGGTCTGTCTCGACGTAGATCCACTTCCCCTTGACGCCTGAGAACTTGTACAGCCGCGCAGGAATCGCCATCTTTGGATCATATTCCAATCGGAAGTACGCTCCATCTTGAGCGCCTGCAACGTCAGGAAGCTTACCAAAGCCGGTGTCATATGGTTGCCCGTCTTTTGGCAAACCGTCCTCAACGTACGGCCCAACACCATCGAACGTCCCAGGTTCAGAGAACCGGTTCGTACCCGAGCGAACCTCACGAGTGTTCGTACCTTTCTCTGGCACGGCGGTGATCGCGTCTTGCTCGTTCTTCTCAGCAACGGTGAGCGGTGCCGTCTGGATCTGCTCGACGCCATCGAAGAACGAACCGTCATCGATCACGTACTTCTGCGTGTCGACCGTGCCAAGGATGTCGCGATGCTCTTGCGATGCGATCAGGTTCTGAGCTTGGAACCGGTACAGAATCGGACGCCAAGTTGTCGTGTACCCTTCGGCTGACCACGACACATCAGAGACCTCGAGGAACTTCCGGACCGGACGAAGATTGTGATCGTACTGCATCTCGCTTGGAACTTCGAGCACGTCGCCAACAACGATCGGACGACCAAGTGCGGTGACCATCTGCGCGTACGACGTCGTGAACGTGTACACGTCAGCGATCTGGAAGCCGAACTTCGAAAGGTCCGACACAGCATCGAACGGCGTGTACGCAGCCTTGATCTGCATCGAGGCCTTCGCGTAATCGCGATCACGGTTCTCCATGTACAGCGAGTCTTGAATGTCATCGAGGCGAGTCTGCTGATAGTCGAACAGCTCAAGCTTGTCAACGACCCACGCACCAGCCGAGAGCACGCCTGTGAAGCTCAGCGGGACGAGGCGCCAGTACCGTGATGGCGCTGACTGGCGAATGCGCACGGTGACCGGTGTACCAAGGTTCGGCAGGTTCACGACGTCAACTCGAAGCCAGTCAAGCTCGACTGGCGCTGAGAACATGTCGTTCACGACGAACGGTGTGCTGCCACCGAGGATCGTGAATGAGCCGATTGGTGAGTTGAATCGAACGCCGACTGTAGCAAGACCAAGAATCGATGTGCCACCAGGCCCAGTGAACATCACGGAGAACAGGGTCGGCGATGTCGCGATCAGCATGAACGAGCCGGGCTTCGGCGACACGCCAGGTGTGAACCCGCTGAACGAGCCGTTCCCAGTGCCGGTGAACGCGACCTTCGTTGGATCGATCTTGTACCCGCCGTTCGAACGATCGACACGGACTTGAAGGGCGCGGCCATTCGGGTCTGGTTGAGTGATTCGGAACGTGGTGACGTGCAGCGTGTTGTTCGCGTCCGGTGCGTACTCAGCCTGTCCGTACGATGTCAGACGAATGCCGAAGTCGTACCCGAGGTACGCTGGGTTCTGAACGACTTGAAGTCCGGTCTCGACTGATGTCCACGAACCAGCAAGCGCGTCGAACGCATTCGCTGGCACGCCACCACCAAGTGGCTGGCCCATACCGGTCAGATCAATCAGCTTACCCTGTTCGTGTACGCCAAGCAGCTTGAACACGTTCACCGGCGCACCGGAGATGTTCAGGTTCTCGGCGGCAACGTTCTCTTGATACGCCGAGTCAGCAGCGTTGTTCTCGGTGAGGGTGTAATCGCCGATGCACAGTTGTGGCGGGATGTACGGGTTCGCTGCCGGTGAAGTCGTGCTTCCGGAACCATTCAAACCGCCAGTCGGATCGTTCGGGTTGTTGAACGAACCTGCTGCGTCTGGGCAATCTGCGAGTGTTGGCATTAGATACGCCCCACAATACGATAGCCAGCTCGATACGTGCCAGCGTGCTCAGTCTTGTACAGTGCTGTCCGCTTGATGCCGTGTGCTTCGGAGAACTTCACTAGGTCCTTCACTTCCTGCTTGTTGCCATCTTGATCTTCGATGATCCAGACCTTTGCTCTTTTCTCAGCGGCCTTTTGACCACGAACTTTCAGAACGCTTTCATCGACGGTAGAGTAGTATTTACTCTGTCCGGCACTCAGACGAGCGAGTTGTTCAGGCGTGCGCTTGTGGTTCTTGGCCTTGATGGCTTTGGCCCTTGTGATCACGTGCTCAGGCGTGTTCAGCTTTTCTATGTGAGCCGTAAGAGCGACTGGATCAGCTTTACGTCGAGCCCACATAGCTTTCGAGTTCTCTGAGATCTTTGTGATCGTTGCCGCCCTATCTTTTGTAGCCCAAAAGCCTGGATCATTGCCAGCTGAACAGCTAAATCGAATGTTCATACACAACGGGTCAGAGATGAACTCTTCGGTTAGGATTTCTTGTTCTCGAATACGAAGCTCGGCTCTTGTTGGTAGGTGCTCCAAGATCTCGTACTTGTGATTTTCAACCCCGTACTTCTTCAGGGATCGTTGAAGATGCGTACCGCTTCCGTAATACCCGTCATGAAGATCATTTGTTGAATGCATCCCCAAGTACCATCTCCCAGTTACGAGACACGTCGTCTTGTAGATTACGTGATGAGCTCGACGATCAGATTTGTTATCCATGAAATCTCCTTTTGACAGATGTATTTATGCCAAAAAGATGACCCGATAGGGAATAACTTATTCCCTATCTAGGATGCCAAAAAAATTACCCGATGAGGAAACTTACGTTCCCCATACCAATGTGACCACCCCACTCGTAGTCGAGTGCCGACTGCTTCAGCTCAGCCATGTCCTGTCGAGCTTCGGACAGGAGGAGTTCACCGTTCTGCGTGATCGTGCCAGCAGCGCCAGGCGTACCAGACGAGAATCGTGAACGGATCATCCCAAGGTATTCCTTGCACTCAGCGAGCGCCCAGTTCTGAATGAACTGCTTCGACCAACGGTCAACCATGATCTCCTGTTCGGAGCGTTCCATCGTGCACTCAAGGATCACCTTCTCTTGACGGTACACCTTGCGTGTGATGAACAGCTCACGAGTTGGTTCGTCCCAAAGGAACGTGAGCTCACCGGCGAAGATCCGTTGGAACTCTTCGGAGAGGTTCGAGAGCAGGTGAAGCGACAGGATGTCGACAGTCGCTGCCGAGTAGTACGAGGTCAGGATACCAGACGACCACACGGCATCGTTCCCGTTCGCCGTCTCGATACCAAGGACGTTCAGTCGATGGATCTTCATGACGTTCACGATTCGATCTGTCTTCTGCGTCTGGTTGTTCAGGAAGTACGTCTGCTGGTTCGGGACCAGCGGGAACATGATGTACGCCAGCCGGTACGCGGCATCACACCACATCCGATAGTTGTCGAGTGCGTTGTCGATCGCGACGTTGAACTGCTCTTCGGCGAGTTCGATACAGCTTTGTGGCCAGCCGAGCTGAGCCTTCAGGACCTTGATCAGACGAATGCGTTCGTCGTACGAGCCATCATTGCCAACGCCGATCTTGTCGGAGATCGGTGTACCTTCTTGATCAGTGTTCGCCTTCTTCCACATCGACCCAGTCCAAGCGCTCAGGGCCTTTGTGGTCGTGTTGTAGAACAGCTGTCCGATGTACGGGTCCATGAGCAGCGATGACTCGACTGTCGTTGGCAGCACGAATGCCGGCACGAGGCCAGAGCCCGTGTTGAACAGAGCGTTCGACGCGTTCGCGTACACCCAGTTCATCCCGTCCCAGTACGTCGTCCGACCGGTGGTGTAACTGTGGTACACCTCACCGACAACCGGCGCAGTTGGTTCGACCACGTTCGAAGAGACCTTCACGAACGGCACCCACGCCGGACCTGGAATCTTGAACTGAAGGTTCGTTGGCGAAGCGACTGTCCACTTCACGCCGCTGAACACGTACAGCGAACCAGCAGCGTAAATGTACGTCTGCCCGATCACACCTGGATCGAGGTTCCCAGTGAGGATCGTGTCGGACCGCGATGGGATCCAAGACGTGCCGTCCCAGTACTGAACGAGGTTCAGCTGAAGATCGTGGTACACCGTGCCGACTGATGGCGACGTCGGCGCCTCTGGGAGCGATGGGATCGAACCGGCGAACGAGACAACGCCCTTCTCGACGTGCGAACCCTCAAGCGGGTACGACTGAATGCCGACTGGGTAGTACTGGAGGACGTTCGAGCAACCGTGAATCGACGCGTAGTAAATCTGCGTCGGCAGAGTGTTCGTGATCGTGATCGAGAACGTCGCGGTCTTCGCAACCGTGTCGATCACGCCAGCTGGCATCGGCTGGTTCAGAATCGCCGAGTAGAACCCAACGACGTGCGC